AAAAGGTTTATAAATAAATTTGCAAAAGCACAAGGATTACCAAGTATATGATAAGTTTAAAATTATTATTAAAGGAAGCAAATAATAGAATACCACGAAAATCAGGTCAACATAAGGGTAGTTCAAATCATAGTGATTTATATACTGATGAAAATCCCAAAGGGACAATTCATGGATTAAAGTTCGCTACGGTTAAAGATGCAAAAAGTAGCGTAAATAAAATAAAAAATAGTGGAAAACCACACGCTCACAAAATACAGGCAGCAATTGCTATGGAACAGAGGGCTAAAGCAGCAGGTAAAGTTTCAGCAGCTGCTGTATATAGAAGTTTTATAAATAGTATTAAAAAAAGTGAACAAACAATAACATTAAAATCATTCCTAAAAGAAGAAAAAGAGTTTATTATATGGGGTGTTCCGCCTGGCGAAAAGGATGAAGTTGTAGCATATACAAAAGCTAAGAATATGCCAGAAGCTAAAAAAGTAATGGATATTCTTAAACAAAAGCATGGTTTGACAAAACTAAGATTACAGGTTATAGACCTTTCACAAACATATGATTTAAAAAAATCATTTAGTAGTACTGTAAGATGATAAACGAATGTATTATTGTATCTAAAGAAGTTGGTGATAAATTTATTCTTGCTAAAAATAGGGATAGAATGTATAATCCAGAACTTGAAATTGTACATACTATTATAGATGGTGTGGAAGTTGCTTATTTACATGATTTAATTACTGATTGGAGTGAGGGTCTTAATGAGTATGGAATTGGAGTGGTAAACTCTGCTTTATTAGTGGGGCACGATGAAGCAGAAGCTAAGATAGTTAAAAAAGGGGGTAAGCCTGGGCCAGATGGTGACAAGATGAGAAACATTTTAAAACAACCAACACTCATAGATGCAATCAGAGCTACAATATCTTATAAGGGTAAGAGTGGATTATCTCTTAAAGGGCATACATTTGTATCATCTCCAAAACATATGGTTAGTATTGAAACTACATCAAAGCATAAGCCGGATGTACAATTACAAAATTCCAAATCACCTGTTGTTCGTACAAATCATGGTCATCTTTTTACTGATGCAGGATATACAAGTGGAGAAAAATATTTGTCATCAAAAATGAGAAAAATATCGGCTGAAAAATCAGTTAATACAGTGGAAGATTGGAAAGAAATAGCAGCAGCAATGAGAAAAGAATTTTTTCCAAATAGACCCCAACTTAATATGAAAAGAGATACATCCGAAATGTCTACATCTTCCCAAACTGTAATGAATTTGACAGACAAAATAATAGAAATAACTTACTTTAAGGATAAAGTAAAAGTATTTAAGGGTATAAATAATAAATTACCAAAAGATTATCAACCAAAGATTAAGATTGAGATAATCACAAAATAAATCCACTTTTTTCATTATACATATTTATAGACGTACACTAAAATAAAAAGTATGTCAACAGAATTCGAGTTATTTAAAGGAAAAAATCTAAGTTCTCTTTTTGAAGATATCTATAATAATCAATTTTCAAAAAAACAAAAAATATCAGGTCTTATTGAAGAATTGAAAAAAATGGTTAAGCATACAAATGATGTTGCTGCCATAGGACCTGTTATATCATCACTAATTGATAGTTCAGTAAAAAATGATGACCAATTAGTAAAATTAGCAACAATAGCAATAAAAATTATAGCAGCTGATAAAAAGATTGAAGGACAAGATGGATTTCTTTCAGAATTTGAAAAAAATCAACTTCTAAAAGAATTAGAAGAAACTAAACAAGAGGTGGAAAGAGTAGATGATTTAGAATTTGAATTAGAAGAACTTAAAAAAGCAGTAAAGTAAAATGGCAGGATTATCATCGGGTAGAGTTGGTGTAAATAATTCTATTAATTCCAATAGTGCACCAGGATATGATTCTAAATTAGCATATGTTTATGATATAATTTTAGATGAAAACAATAAGTATGCGGTTGAGCAAAATGGATATTCTTCATACATAGGTGCAATAAGATTTAGGACTAGAGATACGGGCACTATTTCTGATGAAGAATTACCAATAGCATTTCCATTAGATAAAAATGTTAAAAATTTACCTGTTAGAAATGAGATAGTAGAAATAATTCAAATTCAAAGTGGTCATTGTTATTATCGTAAAATAGGAATGACTTTTAATCCTTCCGTTACAGCAGAAGACGATGCAATAGCATCTGAATTTGCAAAAGAAAATCAACTTCAAAATAATGCACAAGAGTATAACAATGTTGCAACTACAGGAATTTCAAATACAAATGAATCTAATAAATCTGCAACAAAAGGATATGGAAAGTATTATGAAGCAAAACAATATTTACATAATTTAAAATTATATGAAGGGGATTTTTTGATAGAAGGTAGATTTGGAAATACTATTAGACTTTCTGGATATAATAATGTTGATAACAAATATGCTCCATCTTTGATATTAAGAAATAATGAAAGTGGTATAAGTAAAACTGATAAGTACAAAGAAAATCAAAGTGTAGAAGAAGATTTTAATAGAGATGGTAGTATAATAGCTATGACATCTGAGCAATTTGAATTACCATTTACACCCGGTACTTTATCAGATAAAGGTTCAACTGATTTTGAAACAAAACCAGCTTCTTTTACCAATTATCCAACAAAATTAATTGGAGACCAAATATTAATAAATTCTGGAAGAATAATTCTTTCCTCTAAAAATGCAGAAATGATGTTCTTTTCTAAGAAAAATTATGGTTTTATTTCTGATGGTGGATTATCAATAGATAATAAGCTTGGTATGGATGTAACTGTTGGCGATAATATAAACTTTGTAACAAATGATAGAGATGTGGTTTTTTATACAGGCAAAGGTTCTATATTTTTAGGAAATGACCAATTAGAACCATTAGTGAAAGGAAAGCAATTAGTAAATATTTTATCAGAACTTATTGATGCTATTACCCAGCAAATATTTCTTACCCCATCTGGGCCAACAGCAGAGGGACCTACAAATTTATCTCAATTTGGAAATATTAAATCAAAGCTAAATGATATATTAAGTAAGTTAAATCAAACATCATAATGCCAAAGACAACAATTATACCTATTACTCAAAATGATTTGCAAAATACAATTCAACAGCAAAATCAGCAAACACAGCAATTAGCAACACAATTACAACAAGCTACCTCTCAAAATCAACAATTAGTTTCTCAAACAACTTCTCAAATAAGTGGACAGGCAGGTGCCGTAGCAGGACAAGCAGGTGCATTGGTAGGACAAGCAGGTGGTGCTTTGGCAGGACAGGCAGGTGCCGTAGCAGGACAGGCAGGTGCTTTAGCAGGACAGGCAGGTGCTTTAGCAGGACAAGCAGGTGCCTTAGCAGGACAGGCAGGTGCTTTAGCAGGACAGGCAGGTGCTTTAGCAGGACAGGCGGGCGCGATAGCGGGCGCAGCTACTGGTGCAGTTGCGGGTATTGTAGGAGCTATAAAAGGATTTAAATTACCAAAGTTACCAAAAGTAAAAGAATTTAAACCAAAAAAACTTAAAAAACCAAAATTATTTTCGAACAAAGATAAACTTGCTAAAATAAAAGATGCAAAAATACCTAAAAGTCCAAAAGTACCAAATATTCCAAAACTAGATGCATCAGTAATTACAAGCGCGGTATCTCAAGCTCAAGGTGCGGCACAATCAGCTATATCGCAAGCAAAATCTTCTGCACAATCAGCTATTTCTCAAGCTCAAAGTTCAGTACAAAGTAGTGTTCAACAAGCTCAATCACAAATACCAACATCAACTAATTATACAAATAAATAAAATATGTCTTGGGCATTATTTAAATCTAATATATTAAAATATGCAAATAATCCAAATAGTTTGCCTGATTTAAAAAGAGTAGCAAAACTTTGGACAACAGAGTATGATGCTGCGATAAAAAGAGGATATGATACCTTAAATTTTGTTAAGGTAAAAAAAGGTAATACTAAATTAATGGAGGAACTTGTTTATGCAGTTTTATTAAAAGGACAATCATCCAAACAACCTTATGATTTAGTAGGTGAGCTTGGTAAAGCAGTACAGGCATATTGGACAGGAGCAGTATTAAATGAAGTACCAATCCCATTCATACCAGCTGTTGGTGCGACTGCAAATATAGCTGTAACATCAAATATAGTTACTAATATTGGTACATGGACACCTCCCCAGCAAGTATTAGCACCACCACAAGACCCGCCGGTTAGTGTTAAAGAAGATTTAGAAAAATATAAGGAAAGCCAAAAAACTTATGATGAAATTTTTAAAACAACAATCGTTATATATGATGATAGATTGCCAACACCAACTCAAATAAAACAAAGTGTTATTGAATATAAAAAAGAATTGGGATTGGAACAAGGAGATGATGCCGGTACATCTGATGTTCCGGAAGAACAACCTGAAGATAAACCAAAAAAGAAAATAGATCCTGTAAAAGGTGATAAAAAACTATATGATGCAGTTGCAAATGGAATTTGGCCGGGTATTGGGCAGTATGGAAATTTTGAAGTGGATATTCCAACTACATCTAAACAAAGTTGGTACAAAAAAGGAACAGACAAATTTCCATTAACAAACCAACTAACTACATCAAGTGAAATAAATGAATACCTTCAAAAAACTGGTGGTAAGGGTGTTAGAGTTTGGTTCAAATTAAATCCAGAGTATTTAAAACAAAATTGTGCTAAAATAATAATACCAACTTCTAGCGGAAGTACTTCTGTTTTGGTTCACAAACAATTAAAAGCAGTTGTTGAACCTGCATTTAAAAAAATCGAAGCAAAAGGATTTCAAAAATATATAAAAAATTGTGGTGGTGGGTTGGCTCTAAGAAATGTAACAAATGGAACACGCTTATCAAATCATAGTTGGGGATTGGCAATAGATATGAATACCGAAATATATCCATATGGTTATAAATTCGCTACAGATGGTATATATTCTGGAAAAACAAAAGTTAGAGATTTTAATGATTTTGATTTAGGATTTTTGGAAGTTGCAAAAATTTTCCAAAATGAAGGTTTGACGTGGTTAAAAAACAATGACCCTATGCACGTATCAATTTATGAATAAATTTAAATATTATGTCAATAATCAGTCCTACAAAAAATACATCGTTAATAATAGATGATTTTATTCAATATGCAACACAGCATTTAACTACAGTTAGTGGTATAGTAAATACCATATCTTTATATCCAACAATACCAGTACCAACTCCTGCGCCCGGTGTTTTAAATTGGACGGGTTACACAGTACCACCGGCAGCGCCAACACCATCACCTTCTCAAGAATTATATGATAAAATTGATTGGAGTAAAACTGATTTGGACCCTAATGACCCAGAAGTTCAGGATATTATAAATCCTAATTCAGCAAAAATAGATGCAATAGCAATAGAATATAAAAAATATCAAGCATCAAATCCCAATGAATATAAAGATTCAAATTCTGAACAAGAATCTTCAAATGCAGCAAGCCAAGTAAATCAAATAAAAGCAGAAAAATTAAACCAAATATTAATTGACCAAGGTATTATAAAATTACCACCCGCTCAAAATATAAAGACTGGATATAAAAATTTAGATGAATTACTACAAAAAGCAGGGCAGTGGGCTAGAACTCTTGGTAAAAATCAAAGAGTAAGTTATCCAAATTTAAAAAGCGGATATATAAAAGGAGTACATGGACTTTGCCCACAAGGAACACAGGCTGTAGTTACCGCCTTGACTGGTATTCAAGGGTTAGGTCAAATTAGTGGAAATGCGGATTGGTTTTCATTTAAAAATCCATCAACTGGTGGTGGTGTATCAACTTTTGCAAAATCAATAGGTGGAAAAATCTACTATGAAGATAAGAAAAAAATAGTAGTTCCTAATGGCTCAAATGGTGCTCCTGATTTTACAAAATCCTATATAGGAAACCCTGCTGAATGGCAAATTGGGGATATAATCGTTATGGGATATACAAATAATAAACCATACGGTCATATTCAGGTATGGACTGGCTGGAATTGGGTAAGCGATTTTACCCAAAGAGGTATTCAAAAAAACCATGTTGATACAAATACAATAGCATTATGGAGATTAAATCAGAATGGAAAAGCAGCAATCGAATCCCAAAAAAAAGTATAAAACTTACAAAAATCAAATCTAAATATTTATTAACATAACAAATAAAGGATTATGAACACAGACAAATTAATTCAAGCAATTCAAATATTGATTAAAGAGGAACTAAAACAACAACTTCCTACCATTGTTAAAGAAGTTGTAGGTTCTGAAATGAAAAAAATATTAGCTGAAAAAAAACAACCCAAAAATACTGAACTTAGTATGGCAAAAGCTATTTTGGGTGATGATAAACCTAAAGTGGTTGAACAAAAAACCTATACTAAAAATCCAATGATTAATCAAATACTAAATGAAACTAAGGCAGGATTATCAAACAATGAAGGTTACAGGACTATGGCTTTTGGAACAAATGATATGGGTTCAATTGTAGGTAGAACAGCAATGGCTGAAAAAATGGGTTATGGTGAATTTGCCGGAGGTGGACCTCACAAGACTGGATTGGGTGTTCAAACCGGCGTAGCTGAATTAGATAAAGCATTGAATAGAGATTATTCAGAGCTTGTAAAAAGATTTAAAAAATAATGGCTATTCTATTAGGTAAAAAAAGAGTATTAGATACTAAAGAGTATAATGATTTCGCTATTGGTATAACATTACCATTACAAATAGGAAATTCTGCTTTTAATCAATCTTATACAACTACTGAACAATTAAGTACAAACATTAAAAGTCTTCTTTTGACTAAAAGATTTGAAAGAATAATGCAACCAAATTTAGGAAGTGGTTTGCAGGAACTTTTGTTTGAACAAAATACTGAAGATTTACCCGATAGAATAGAAGAAACAATTAATAATTCTATTAATAATTGGTTACCCTATGTTGAAATAAATTCAATTGATATTCAGCAAACAAAAGAATTAAAAGATAATAATAGAGTTGAGGTTTCTTTAAAGTTTAGATTAAAAGATAATCCTAATATGGAAACTCTAACATTTACTGTCTAATTAACAAAAAATGGCATTAAAAAGTATAAATAAAAATTTTAGAAATAAAGGTAAAGATATTAAGTATCTAAATAAAGATTTTAGTTCTTTTAGAAGCAACTTAATTGAATTTACTAAAAATTATTTTCCAAAAACGTATAATGATTTTAATGAAACATCTCCTGGAATGATGTTTATTGAAATGGCATCATATATAGGTGATGTTCTTTCTTATTATGTGGATGATACATTAAAAGAATCATTATTACCATATGCTGAAGATAAAAAAAATGTTTTAGCTTTGGCGCAATTTTTAGGATACAAACCAAAAGTTACAAGTCCAGCAGTAACTAAAATTTCAATATACCAACTTGTTCCTTCAATTGGAACTGGGATAGACAATAAACCTGACGAAAAATATTTCTTAAAAATAAAAGCAGGACTTAGAATAAAATCAAAAACTAATGGGATATTATTTAGAACAACAGATATAGTAGATTTTTCTGACGAAACAGAAAGAGAAACAACCATATATCAACGAAATATAACTACTGGAGAACCTACATTTTATTTATTCAAAAAATATATAGATGCAATTTCTGCAACAGAAGAAACACAAACTTTTACATTTGGAAATTATAAAGCTTTTGAATCAATTAAGTTGACAGAATCAAATATAATAGAAATATATGATGTAAGAGATTCTAATGGAAACAAATATTATGAAGTACCATATTTAGCTCAAGAAATGGTATTTATTCAAGAACCAAATTCTCCATCTAACGATCCTGATTTATATCAATTTAAATCAACTGTACCTTACATTTTAAAAACAATAAAAACTTCAAGGAGATTTGTTACTAAAATAAATTCTGATAGTACAACTACCATACAATTTGGAGCAGGAGACCCTACGGCATCTGATGAATTATTGATACCAAATCTTAAAAATGTAGGATTGGGATTACCAAATTCCATAAATAGATTAGAAGAATCTTTTGACCCTACTAATTTTTTAAAAACAAAAACTTATGGTACTTCTCCATCAAATACTACAATAACAGTTAAATACTTTATTGGTGGTGGTGTAGATTCTAATGTTACACAAGGAGAATTAACACAAATTGATGGAATTGAATTTGAAGAAGATTTATCACAATATAATAGCAGCGAAAGAGTATTATACGATAGAATAAAAATATCAGTTGCAGTTGATAACGAAATACCAGCTATTGGTGGTAGAGATGGTGAAACCATAGAAGAAATAAGACAAAACGCGTTAGCAAATTTTGGTTCTCAAAATAGAGCAGTAACTGCAAAAGACTATCAAATAAGAGCATTATCAATGCCATCTAAATTTGGTGGAATTGCTAAAGCATATGCTGTAGCTGATGGTACTTTAGATAATAATTCACCATCATCAATATTAGCGTCACCAAATGCATTGCAAGAATTTACCGATTTGGTTATGGGATTTGTAAATAAACCAGATACAGAAGAACCAAATTTAGCAAGTGTAAAATCCGAAATCACACAATTTCTAATTGGAAAAACTTCAAATGAAAATGAAAAAAACAATCCATTTGCTATAAACCTTTATTTATTAGGGTATAATTCAAATGGGCATCTTACTACACTAAATAGAGGTATTAAAGAGAACTTAAAAACATATTTTAATGAATATAGAATATTGACTGATGGAATAAATATAAATGATGGTTTTATAATTAATATAGGTTTGGAATT